GATCCAGTAGTTATATGTATCGATATCGGCTTCTGTGATCATAAAGAACGTACCAGTGAGTTCTCCGATTATCTCAGCATCTTCATAATCATCACCACGGTAAATCAGATACTTTGCTATCGGCAAACTTCCTGTCGCAGGAGGAGACCATGCAACAAGAACAGAGTTTTCAACTACTTGAGCGGTAAGATTCTGCACGCTCCCAGGAGGTATGATTTCAACTGTGCAATATGCCTCTGTAAGACTCTTGTTCCCTATCGTGTCTACGGCCTTTACCATCACACGATATGTCCCAGCCTCTTGTACTTCCCATAGATACTGAGACGCAAACCCTGCGAATATCTCTACTCCATCGTTCCAATTCTCCCCTACTCTAACTTCATAATGCGATATGTCTTTATCATCAACCTGCGTCCATTTTATCTCGATCCCTTCTACTCCACGCACGGTAGCAGTTACCGTTTCGATATCCTGTGGAGGAGCAATCTTTCCTACCACCGTATGCTCTACAATTGCGCTCCATGCCGAGGTAACATTCTTATCACTGACTGCCCTAACTCTAATATCATACGAGAACAATTCGTCTACCGGTGATATCCAGAATTGGTTTTGATCACTTGGTATTGTGATCACCTTCCACTCTTCATCTGTCCCTGTTAGTCTATAGTTCAACTCATACTGATTAGGTTTTACCGTTCCCCCGCTTGGTTGTATCGTAACCAATATCCTGGATATCCATGACCCGTCCGGCTGTTTCAGCAGAACCGTCCCGTCACTTCTTACGGACAAGATCGATGGAATCTGGGGAGCATACGGTAGATCGGCTGGTAATGTTACGTTTGACTGCCATTCAGGGATTCCCCCACTATCAGCAGTGAAGACCCCAGGAGCATACTCAACAAGCATTAACTCTGCCGCAAACTCATCTTTCGGAGCAATTGCCGCAACAAGACAATCTATCGTCTCAAGTCCTGACTCACCGAAACTATATAGATCACCTTCTAAGATAGCCCCTTGAGGAGCCGGTGAATCAAAAAATATCGTTTTCTGATATCCTGGATTATTAACTACATTCTTTAATAACGTACCTGTAGCAGTCCTAAACCTAATTCCATAAGTTTTTCCGACTTCCATCGGCATCTCTTCATCGCCGATGATCCCGATGATATCATCATCATCTAATACAAGAGATCGTACCCTACCGTGCGCTAACCCGATCAACAGGACATCGTGTGATAACTTTACACGATCCCCTCTTGTACATACGATGTTCTCCCAGTCCGTTTCAAACGTAAATACTTCTGGACGCAGTTTTGCATCCGCTATTTTATACCTACCAATCCTCCATACCTGGTCTTTATCCGTAACCCCTTGTATATCAATCGTCTCAAACTTCGTAGCATTCGCTGAACTATACCCATCATCGTATACAATCCGTTGATCCGCTTGCCAGCCTACCTCTGCGTTAATGAAATTACACTTTAGCGCATGGGGCAAATCCCTAAACGCCCGTACTCCCGAAAAGTTTGCTGTATTCCTTGGAGTAAAATGCTGGATAATTGAAGTCTTTGGAATATCATGTACAATTGAATACTTCCCATCGATCATCGTCGGGGACGCTCTTCCAGTTGAAGCGATCAGCCGCAGTACATCAATCAAAGGCATTGCTTTCGTTAGTACTGTATTACATTGAAAGTTGTTTGTTGCGCACCATGTATACCATGCCTCCAGAGCAGGCCAGTCTATTCTACTATTCGGTACCGGATCAGAGTTCGGAGCCCCTCTAAGCATGTATAGATATAGCGCCGCTGGATTTGACGAGGGAGCAATAGTATTCCATTGAGTCGCACCACTCCCGCTTCCCGAATATATCGGTACAACTGACTCAGCCACACAAGATAGCTGATCGATCACGCCGTTCAGCTGGTTCGTAGCTTTACACTGTATCGCTAATCTTACAACTTTCCCTCTAGCGTAAGTCGATAGGTTGTCTTCCATCTCAAAGCTTTTGAGATACGTCCAGTATACTGTATCATAGATAAGCGTATCGTCTGCATCTTCGGTAACTTTTTGTACTTTGACCGTATACTTATTTGGTGGAACTCCATATGGTGTTACAGAAAAAGAACTTCGGATCGCTTCCGTAGACTTTCCAGTAAATAACTTACTTCTGAACAGCTGATATGTACTGTCAGGAGCCCCATATACTTTAAACCAAGCTTCTATACGTACCTGATATTCTTTTTTTTTGCCTTCTTTATTGAACTTAACAAGCCCCATCGGGAATAGCAAGTCTACGGTTATCTTGCTCGTATTATCTGCCGTGTCTCTAGTGATAGCTCCATCAACAGATTTCAATTCTACGTTTACAAGATCATCCGTTACTTGATAAGGGACCAGCCCCATCTTTGCCGTATCATAGCGTATCTCAACATCACACTCTTCAAGCGTGTCAGAAGTAGCTGTATACGGAGCCCCCGCAGAAGGTGTTACACCACCAGATATTGGGAAAACCGATTGTTCCCCAAACCGTATGTCCGATATCCTTAAAGGCCCGTATCCCAATATGAAAAGCTGATTTAGATACTGAGCATCGCTCGTTTGTGTCGTATACGGGAAGTTCCCCAGTGGAGGAACAATATAATGCTTACCAAGCACAACCGGTACGGGTGCGTTCTGTGCTTGGCGGTTTCTTGATCCTCGTATCTGTGGCGCTGTCTCAGGCTTTTCTATCCCAACTCCGCTTATATCCGGAAGACTTGGTACAAACCATCCAGCTTCTATCCCATATCCCGTAGCGAACATGGACGCACCGATCGTAAACGCAGTAAGAGAAAACCCTCCCGTTAACGGAACCGCAAGTACAGAAGCAAGCATTAACGTAAAGCCGACAATCCCTATTAATTTCCCAGGAGAAACATCCTTTTGTGGGATTGCACGGATTGTTACATGATCCCCATCTTTGGGGATAAACTTCAAATCCTCTACTAGTTCTCCGTTTACAAAAACTCGTATATTCGGGAACTCTGTATCTTTCGCTATATCATGATAAATCTGCTTAATCGTCTTCCCAGGCTCAATATCAAGCTCTATTCGTTCGCTTTTAAACGGATGTATCAATGCAATTACTTTAACAGACACGATAAAACCCCTCAATTCTATCTTTTACTCTTGTATTGTCTATTCGCTCTATACAGCTCATATGCGTTATATTAGATATATGGATAAATCTATATTCATCAACCATTATCCCTAAGTGTGTAGGCAGTCCGCAGAATCTCATAACTACTACATCACCCTCTCTCGGTTTGTCCACTCTTTCTGCTTGTAGTAGCGGCTTTTGTTCGTCAACAAGGTCTGCTAATTTTTCGTTGTCATTATGATCGTATGATAACTCAGGAAGTAGCTTATTAAACCGTTCTTTCAGTATCAGTCTAATAAGACCATAGCAATCGCATCCATACCGGTCCCGTCCACCTGGCCGGTAGGGTATCGAGATATACTCGTTCGACCACATTAGAATATCCCCGGAAAGTCATTCGGAGTAAACGATAAAGCAGGTACCTGATAGCTCAATCTTTCTTCAAATATCAGTTCCCCAGACACCAAGTTTACATCATAGCTTACGTTCCTTAAGATCATATCAGCCAGCTCTAGTTCGACCGTATCCGGTGATGAAGCCAACACAACTTTTATCGTAACCGTAGCAGGGCTTGAGATCGACCTTGCCGCATAGACCATAGTCCGATCGGTATTATCAAGTACAAGCTTTACTGATTCGATTTTCCCATTGTCCTCTCTTGGTAGTGCTAGCGTAAACCAATAAGGTAGATATTCTTTCCCATCATGTATAACTGTTTCTGTGTTATTTACCAACCGGATCGAATCTTCAAGGTCTGGATGAGAGATTTCTAACAAAGTTAATAATACTTTATCTGAAGATTGAGACAATATCGCACTATTTAACGCCGCTGATAACGACCGGCTCATATCAAAACCTCTACCGAAAACGTTAGTTCATAATACCCGTTCCCGATCGTAGTTACAACCGGCACATCTAAAAACCGCATATCCTTTGTATCCCCAGTCCTAGGGTGTGCCATACTGAATGGGAGCGACCCTCCAAATGTAGTAGTAAAATAAACCGTATCGAATGTATCCATCTGCGAATCAGACAACACAAACCGCATTTGCAGAATCTCGACCCCAGCGGTATATCTCCTACGGGGCTTTGCCGGCCCGATATCCGTTTGAGTTCGTATCGTCAGTGCTGGATACCTCTCACTAGATCCTTCGATCAAAGGAGCGCTAGGCAAACCT